CTTGCCAGTGACCTTGTCTACCGCAGTCACAGTCTCGGTAGACGATCCTGCGAGATATTCGATCTCACGCTTGGACAAGAAGTTTCTCTTGATCACAATGGGAGGCTTGTCTTTCCAGTTCTGAGGACGGGATCCCTTGCGGTCGTACCATTCCTTGAGATCGTTGTTGTTCTTCAGCCACGGTGGCGGGTGCATGACGACCTGTTCGGGATCGACAGGCTTCGGCGGAGCCGTATCCGTCGGCGGTGGTTTAACGACATCCTCGACGGTTTTTGCCGGCGTTATGACAGGTTGAGCCCCTGTTTTCTTCACCAGATTGAAGCCATCATCCGATGACTTATCCTCAACAACAGGCTGTTGGATGACTTCGGGATGTTCACCATAGCCCAAGGTATCGCTCGCCCAACCCCACTTGAAACTCTTCTGCTTGGGATTGTTGAGGAAGGAACTGACCATTCTGACCCAGGATCAAGAGTGTGGAATTGTTACCACACATTGCGTTGATCTCAGTCTTGATCAAGGGCGTAGCCAGTTCAGTCATGAACTTTTCGATGCTCTGACCACCTTCGATATAAAGCTTAGCGAATTTGGGTTTGAGGATTTTGTCGAAGAAATGACGTTCGGGAGGCAACGCGGACTCGGGTTCATCGAACCCTACATAGTCACCACTCAAGAAACAGGCAGCAGCATCCTTGCCTTTCTGATTGGTGAATAGCGTCCATGGTTGGAGATTGTCTTCGTCGAACGGTGGTGTACCCTTGACGAAGTACAAGGCCAACGCAGTATCGTGGTATGTCTTGGTAACGTGATCCCACGATATCTCAGCAGCCTTGAGGTTGTGTGAACCTGCGACATATGGCACACCGTTAGACAGTGCAGCCATAGCCAAGCCCACTGACCAACCATCGCCAGTGACCTTGTTCAAGAAGTCAGAGGGTATGTCTTCCCCTTTGACTTTGCACATGATTATTCCGGGTAGTGATTTGGACATAGTCCAGTGCTCCTAGGCTTTGTACATGGATTTGATCATGGCGTCGAATTCATTCTTGATCTTTGGTATGAGTTTAGCCTCCTTGGTTTCATTGCGTTTACGTGGTTTGAGATCAGGATAGCACCAAGCGAACCTACGGTACTCGCGTTTAGCTTCGAGTTCCGTTAGTTCATTCTTGAATATCATATCCTCAATCATATCCTCGATATGGTCCGCCATTCTCTCGCGGATATATCGGTTACGTTCCCGTTTAGTCATCCCAGTGCGCCCTGCATCCCGAGTTAGACGCTTGTCGAGGTTATAGAAGTACAGATTAGCCAAGATAATCGTCAAACAAATAACAGCCGCCATCCAAATGGGGCTGAGATCAGTGTTTGCCGTTACGCGTATGCTACCCAGTTTTTGTAACGCGTCGTGGTAGAACAGGATACTTTGGTCCCGTAGGTCTTGGAGCGTCATGCCCATCACCCTTTGTTTTTATGCAACGAGCTAAGAAATTACACTCCGAACAACAGGGACGATAGATCACAGTATTGCTTTTGAATGGTTGCTTAGACCAAGAATTACCACAGCCTTTGCAGATTATTCGCATGCAGATCACCATTGAAAGTGACAAATAAAAAACCCCGCCAGCAGAGTCTTACGACGCTACTGACGGGGCTATTGGTCCGCGCCCTGGGAAGCGGGACCTACTCTAACTAGTGTCGGGATCCACTAGCTAGTATTTGTACGAATACTCCCACGCAACCATACTCAACTGATTTGATTGCAGCAACACAGCGCGGTCTGAATACGTGGTAGACCGTCTGAAGAAACGTTTCTCGGGATAGTGTTCCACGATAAACAGTTCCTGCTGCTTACCCCTAACCCCATCATTGTGTACAATACGCCAAAACATAAATGCGAGCAGAGTTTTACTCTTGTAAAGCTCTACGTAGTTAAATGGTTGTGCACCGTTCAATAGTTGCTTCAAGTTATCCAAGACTGCACGTCTAGTCTCAGACGGCATCTTAGGATCGAGACCGAACCTACGTATCTGATCTTCGTCACGGCCATCAATAGTGCCGTGGTATTCCTTCATATCTTGCGCAGTTACCTTGCGCGTCTTGCTACGTGGAGACACAACGTCCGCAGCGTATTTCTTAAGATGTCTACGCTTTATACGTTGCTTACGTAGCTTTAATGCCTTCGCTTGCATTACACGATTAGCCATAGATTTCTCCCGTTAATTTCCCAGTATCTTTAGTATAGCACAACCAGAAGTTAATGCAACCTAGACGACACGATGTGTTGTATTGATTTTGTATGTCGCCTGTTAATTGTGAGAGAATGCAACTCACGTTCACACTCAGCTAACATGCAGTTGCAATCGTGAACGATGGCTTTTGCCATAAGATCATCGTGATGCAAGTTCCTGCTACGTATAGCCTTGGTCTCTGCGATGATGGATTTAAGTTCCTTGATTGCCTGTTTAAGTCCTACTCGTGCAGTCATGTAAGTTCTCCCGAGGTTATCTTCTTCTGCTCCAACTCGAACATTTGTAAAGCACGTGTGGGTTCGTCAGGTGCACGCTGGTTTGCAACTATGTCAATGATTTCATCGTCGGTTAATATGGTTGCTCTATTGAAACGACGTTTGTACATATCGCGATAGTTCTGTAAATTCATATAACCTTTATTAACTAAGTCTCTGACTGCTTCAATGCTAATTAAATCTCCCATTGCCCAGTTCCTCCGTCGTGTGATGACCAGTTACCTTCAAACTCATCGAACGAATACGTATCCACATCACCACCACCATTGAACCATGATGGATTAGTGTGGATACAGTCTCGACAACTCTTTACGTTGCCACGCTGGTAACACAGTTGATATCCTGCACCGAAGAACAGAAGCATTACCTCTCGTTCTGATCGGTCTACAGAGATAATAGAAGCGTAAGGGTTCTTACCCTCACGCAGTCTTGAGGCGACATAGACGTAATCGTCTACGCGCGGATACTTGTGATTAACGTAATCCTCGGTCATGATCCACCGATGATTTCATCGTTTGTCTTTCTGAAGATGCTTTCTTCCGAAGTATCAGCATCCAAAACAATTTCACAGTCAGATGTAAGTCTGACGCGGATAGCACAAATACCGTCGATGTTTACTCGTGCGATATTGTCCATGCCAACAATAACTTCAAATTGCTTTTCAGCAATGAAGTCTTGTTGATGCAGTATCTGCAATGCAGTTGCAACCATGACTGTCTCCCGATTATGGAATTAAGTAGAGGAATTCAGAACGGACGCGAGCGTGCAGTTGTACTCTACGTTTCTGCACAGTCTTGGCTAGATAGACGTAGGTAAAGTCTCGCCATGGTTCATTGCTGCGAAACAGACCCGTCTGATAACAACCCGCAGCAAATAGAAAGAGTTTGACGTACAACTCACCGTCATCTTCTTCGTCCATGTTGTATTCTTGTTCACACAAGGTTTTAACCTTGGTAGGCTTACGTGCAGTCCATGCATGTAGACCGTCGTTGCCTTCGTCATAGGTATGTTCAGTAACTCTAAGCATGATGTTCTCCCGATAAATCCCAGTTGATTACGGGCATTTAACAGGCCATTGCGGCGCTGCTTTCTGATGCCCTATTATCAGTATACTACAACTAGAAATTAAATCAACTTGAGTTCGCTGTTGTTTAGATTGAGTTTGAATGTGGCTAGTTGTTGGCGTTGTTATGGCGTTGTGTTGCGTGCGATTATATACGCGCGACCTGTCATAACGGTCGGGTTGTAGTTAGTTGTTGACACAACCCACACTCGATTAGATAGTTACATCGGTAACGATTGATAGTTGCATATGCAACAATAATAGTTACAGGCGTAACAAACAATGCAGACATAAAAAAACCCTAGCGCCATTGCTGACGCTAGGGTTGTAGTTATTGCAGCATTACTCGTTGACTACCTTGCCCTTAGTCTTATCGGCCGCGCCTTCCGCGTTGTCGCTTTCGGCGGCAACCATTACCTCGAAACGGTTTTTGATCTTTTCCCATACGCCGTCCAAACCCTGGACGATCGTACCAATGGAATAGATCAGTTGCCCGCCGTCGGAAGCATTGCACGCCTGCAGTATGGCCGCGTAATGTTCCCCGTTCTTAACGTAGGCCGCAAGTTCGGAAGCCACGCCAAGCAACTCTTTCGTGTTGGCGATATGCTTTGCCTGCGTTTCCTCTTTCGTCTTGGGCTTCCGCGAGATAGTGGCGAGAAGATGCTTTAGCTCGCCGCCCAACTGCAACGCCTTGGGGACGTTGTAGCCAAGGAATGTTCCGATAGAAACGTGTTGTTCCTTGACGTACTCACGATCCATGCCGCCGCTTGCGTTCGGCTTTTCGATGATACCGAAAATCCGTATCATCTTGCCCGCGTTGGCCAGATACTCGCCAGCGTTCCACGGAGCGCCTTTAATCGCCGGCATAGTGAACACCACATTGTCCGGTTTCTCTTTGACCGTTCGGATTTTGCATCCGAATTGGTTAGCAGTCTGGAACGCAAGCAACTGTTGTGCGATCCTCGCGGCGCGAGTGTACAGCGCAACGAGATTGTTTTGTCGCTTTGTCCAGCGGCTTTTCTCGGAAGCAAGGTCAACAGGATCATCATACTCCTCCTCCGAGTATGGCGCTACCTTGTCGTCGATTGCCTGTAACGTCTTGGCAATCTCCAAACCGATTGGCGATTGCTTTGCCAAGTCTTTCCAGAACGATCCGACAACTTCCGTGTTGTTGTCGTTGGTCATTGGGTAACGGTCAGGGTTATTGCTTTCTGGGCCATTGCCATAGCCTTCCTTGCCACGGTAGCCACGCTGTACCGTGCCAACAACAGGCATTTCATTGAAGCGCGCGATACCATAAACGCGCAACAATTCGATACCGATTGGTAGAGCGCCAATTTCTGATCCTTCTTTCATGTTCAGAAACTGATTTGTCTCTGACTTGAACGCGGGATCGTTCAGTTGCTTAGCGAAGTCAGCAACTAACGAGATTGCGCGCGGCTTGTTAGCAAGTGTTTCGACGTTAGTCATAGTCATGCTCCATAGTAGTAATGCCACAATCTGCACAACCGAACGGAATGTTCGGTCATGGATTGCAGCACAATGCGGCGTGTTACATTGCGCCGCATAGCGCAACAATCCATTGGCACTAATGGGCAATGGCCCACAGTGTCAATGTGCAGATATATTCACTTGTCAAACATCTTGACCAACGAGAAAGATGTTGGTCAAACAACCCTAGCGCCCTACGGGACTGCCTCTCGGCAAACGCTAGTGAAACACGCAAGGTGTTTCATAATCATAATAATCCTTTCAAAAGTTAACACAACCGCATTAGGGTTGTATTTTGGTGCATCTGCACAACGAGAAGTTATTCCTTAGCAAAATCAATAGGTTACTAGCTAAAAGTGACTTTTGCTTAGTAAGCTATTGTAATACCTAAGAAATAACTTGTGGTTGTAACTTACGATTATGCATTAGGATCTGTGTCAGTATTCCTTACCTAATGTATAGCGGTAAGCTACTCTTAGGATACCTTGTGACTGTTGCAACTGCAACAAACAACATCTGGAAGATTTCCAGATACCCATTTATTTGTTACCGATGCAACAAACATGGTTGTACCCCACCACCAGGGGTTGTACCACCCCCTTCGCGCCGCAACAAACTACACCTCAAAAATATCTCGGTATATTTTCTCCGCGTAAACATAGGGTCTATTTTATCAAAAGTATGCATTTAGGTATGTACATAGCCATGTACTAAAAATAACGCACCAGTGATTGGAAAAAGGCTATTTATAGCCGGGCTTGAACATAAAATTTTGTATACGTTCAATAGCTTTTTTACGATCCGAAGCAGAAAGTACTCTTTTCTTCCTAAAACCAGCAATTCTACGTATAATCATAGCTTCTTTGAAAGAAGGCATTCTATTTAATTTAAGAATTCCTTCGTGATCTCCGTCTTGAAACACCTCCATAAAACTGAGATACCTCTTAGCTAAACTCCAAGAGTACCCAAATATATAAATATACCAATAACTTTGATCTACGAAGACTCTAGCTTTAGTTCCTAATATATTATAATCACTACATTCATCTTTATAATATTTATTAGCAATTCTTAAATGCTTATGAATTTCTTTTATTCTATCTAACAATTTGACAAATCCTTTGTAATAGTATATACTATTGGAACTATGCATTATACTACAGTAATTAACTAAGTCAACTATGAAATTTAACCTAGGATATAAATTTAGACCTAAGCATTGGTTAGCTTGGAATAGCTTAACTCCTGAAGAACGTCAGAGTAGAGAAGATACTTACGATAGAAATACTAATTACATAGGTATTAGACATATTAAAGATAGAATTAAGAATAACTTCGGAGAATTCTATACCGAAGAGGATGAATAAGAATTACTATGAAATGCCCATACTGTGGATTTATTAACAAAGAAGGTCGTATAACCTGTAAGAAATGTCACATGAGAATTGATGGGAAATGAGTATAACTCCGATAGATGACTACTGGAGATGCGTAATGTGTGACAAAGTTAATCCTGTAACTAGACTCACATGTAGACGCTGTGGGAGACTTAGAGACTAATGCCTGAATGGAAATACTGTTCTAATTGTCAGAAGAACTTTTATACGGATAAGAATAACTGCTACCGTTGTGGAAAGGCGTTCTTCGATGCCTGAAGAAACTTGGGTATGTCCTAAATGTAAAACAACTTGGCCTTATACAATTACGTATTGTTTAAATTGTGTTCAAGATGAAGAAGATTGGAATATGTAATGCCTAGACAGTATACCGCGATGCGCGATGCTTTTATGAAACAAGGACTTAGTGAAGAAGAAGCTAAGACTAAAGCAGCAAGAATTTACAACAGCACACACAAGAAGAGACCAGTTACTAGAGGTTCAGATTAATGGAACAAGGAAATAATATCAACAGTTATAAGCTTCCTATCTGTGATACACAAGAGGAACGTAGGAACTTTGAAGGCTATGAGAAGAATCAATGGTATTCTCTAGCTGAGTTACAATCAGGAGACTACGCCGGTACTACAGATACTGACTCTAAGACTGAGTCGTATAATGATGCAGGTTCTACGTCTATTTACAAGAAATCTGGCAAAGGCGGCCGTAGTTGGAAGTCTTCGTCTAAGAAAGCAAAAGGAAATTAAACAATGGCAAAATCACGTGGTCAAGCTAAAGGTCATATGGCAGGACATTCAGGTTCTCATATGCCCGGTCTAAAGAAATCAATGGCTCCGATGGATCATAATCCGTCTGGTATTGACTCTATCCATGGCTAAGGGTGGTCATCCTGGCTTCAAAGCAGTATCTAAGAAAATCCAAGGTGAAGGATATTCTAAGAAGGCTGCAGGAGCTATTTTAGCTTCTAAGACGCGTAAAGCATCTAAGAAAGCTAAAGCCAAGAACCCTAGGCTTAAGAAAGTCAAAGGATAGTATGTTTGATCCCTATATAACATCAGCAACAATAGGTGCTGGTGTTTCTTTAGGTCTAGCTTTCTTTAAGTGGCTATCCTATAAGTTTAACAAAATTGAAGCAATTATTAAAGCCATAGAAAAGACTACTAGAGAAGCTATGGATAAGCATGAAGATAAAGATCAACATCGTCATGAAGAGAATATAGTCCGCTTCGCAGTAATAGAAACTCAACTTAATCGAGTTATAAGTAACGGAAAACATTAAATGACGTCTAAACTTCAAGGGCTATATGCTCCTGATCAATCTACTTACGTTACCATCACAGATGGTGAAGGTAATGTAGTCTCAGATAGCGGTGGTGATTATTCACTCACAGATCGCTCGGGAACTATTACTTCAGGAGGTACAGCGCAATCTCTGGCTGCAGCTAACTCTTCAAGACATGGTTTCTGGATACAAAATAACAGTACAGGAGATATCTGGATTTCTCCTAACACTACAGCAGTAGCTTCAGAACCAAGCCTTTGGCTTCCTTCAGGAGCTTACTACGAATTTCCATCTAATGGTGTTCCTTCAACAGCAATTTCAATCTACGGTGCGACTACTGGTCAAACCTTTACTGCACGGGAGTGGTAAGTGATGACACTTAGTTATTTTCCCAGACCTCTTCAGTCTGTTCTTTTTACTAATACCGGCGCTAATACTTGGACCGTCCCTACCGGTGTAACTACAATCTATGTAGATGCTTGTGGTGGTGGTCAAGGTGGTGCAGGCGGTCAAGCTTCTGCTACGGGAGGCGCAGGTGGTGGTGGTGCAGCTAGCAATTCTACCATCGGATATGTTCTTCCAGTAACTCCTGGCAATACTCTTACAATTACTGTAGGTACTGGCGGTACAGGTGCTGCTGCAGGTAGCAACGGAAGTACAGGAGCTAATACTACAATTACAGGTGCCAACACTACATTCCCCACCCTAGGTGCTAATAACGTTGTTCCTACCACAGGTTCAGCAGGTGCAGGCGGTACTGGTGGTTCATCTACTCAAGCAGGTGCCTCTGGTAACGGTGGTGCCGGTGGTACGACCACTACAGCAGGTACTGGTGCAACAGCCGCAACCCCATTTGGCCTCAACTGCATGGGTGGTGAAGGGGGCGGTGGTGGCGGAGGTTCAAATGGAACTACCGGTCAAAACGGTGGTAATGGTGGATCAACCGCAGCTTGGTTTAGAGGCGTTCTAGGTGCAGCCAGTTCTTCTGCTGCTGGAGGAGGAGGCGGTGGTGCTTCTGCATTCGGTAACGGAGGTAACGGTGGTACTACAGCAGGTGGAGCAGGTTCTGCCCCAACTACAGGTTACGGCGGTGGAGGAGGCGGTGGTGCTTCCAACGGTGCTGGTGGCAATGGAGCCCAAGGCTTCGTACTAATCCGTTACTAATGCTTAGTATTGCAGATAGACAAAATCTATTTTCTAAACTAACTCCAATCATCTATGTCAATGATGGAGACAGTTTTCTAGCGACTAATGGTTCTCAAACTGGGCGTACCATAATGGATTTTGTAAGACCTCAGATACCCTATCCGATTATTCCATATAATATTTCTGTTCCAGGTACAGAGATTAACGGAAGAATTACTAACTTCTCTACCACAGTAACGCCTCTGTATGACGGAGTTCATATCTTTGTACTTCACTTCATGTGTGGTGCAAATAATATTCGCAATGGAGATAGCGCAGCAACTACCTTTTCTCTTTTACAACAATACTTTTCTATGGCTAAGGGATTAGGTAATCTTTGTTATTGTCTTGCAGGAGGCAATCCACTTCAGTGTGATATTTCTATGAGTGGAACAGAATTACCAGTCTTTCAGACATTTAATGAGAATGTACGTCAGAATTGGGGAATATCTCAAGGTAATGGTGGTTTAGGCGTAGATGGATTAGTAGATTATTTTTCTGATCCTACTGTAGGTGCAGGTAATTATGTTACTTCTGCTTTATGCAGTTCTACATATTCACCTGATGGTCAACATGGTAATGATTTAACTAAGAGTATTTTAGCACCTTATCAAGTAAGTTCTTTCTTTAATTTAATTACTTCTCTCGGCTATAAACACTGATGGCACGTAAGAAGAATGCACTGTCAAATGATCGTCTTGAGAAACGACAGATTGCAGAAAGTAATCTAGAAGAGTTTATTCATCTAGTACATCCTAAACGGATGTTAGGGAATATCCATAGGCGTATAATCAGTTGGTGGACTAGGCAAGATGCCAAAGATCACCAACTCTTATTGCTGCCTAGAGATCACATGAAGAGTACTCTCGTTGCCTATAGGATTGCTTGGGAACTTACTAAAGATCCTACTAAGCGTATATTACTTATTTCTTCCACGTCTAATCTGGCTGTCAAACAACTTAAATTCATTAAGGACATACTGGTCTCTGATAACTATCGTTTACACTGGCCTGAAATGGTTAATGAAGATGAAGCCAAGAGAGAAAAGTGGACCGAAAGAGAAATCTCTGTAGATCACCCCAAACGTAAAGAATGGTCAATCCGTGATCCTTCGATATTTACAGCAGGACTTACGTCTAATATTGTCGGTCTTCACTGCGACATTGCTGTTCTTGACGACGTTGTTGTGGATACTAATGCTTATATAGAGCAAGGCAGAGAGAAGACTAAAGCTCAATATGGTTATCTATCTTCGATAGAAGCTGTAGGAGCTAAAGAATGGGTTGTTGGTACTAGATACCACCCCAAAGATTTATATCAAGATTTAATAGAAATGGAGATTGAAGAATACGATGAACTGGGTAATGTTTCCAATGTTATTCCCCTTTTCGAGACCATACAGGAACAGGTTGAGTCTGTTGGGGATGGCACCGGAGAATTTCTATGGCCTCGACAGCAGGGATCTGATGGGAAATGGTTCGGCTTCGATGCTGACATTCTCGCCACAAAGAAGTCTAAGTACATTAACAAAATACACTTCAGGGCCCAATACTATAACGATCCGCACGACATCGAGTCCTCGCCAATCAAAAGAGACGCCTTCCAATACTACGAACCCAACTACATCTCCCGAAGAGACGGCAAGTGGTACTTCAAAGGAAACCGAATTAACGTCTGTGCCGCAGTCGACTTCGCGTACTCGACGGGCAAGAAAAGCGACTTCACGTCGATCGTCGTCATCGGAGTAGACGCAAACAATAATTACTACGTCTTAGACATAGATAGGTTTAAGACTACTAAAATATCAGATTACTATCAACGTATCCTTAAACTCTATGAGAAGTGGAGCTTTAGGAAACTCAGAGCAGAAGTTAGCGTAGCTCAGAAAGTAATCGTAGATGATCTTAAGGACAATTATATACGTCCTAATGGTCTAGCTCTAGCCATAGAAGAATATAGGCCTTCTAGATGGGAAGGAGCTAAGGCAGAACGTATATTAACAACCTTAGAGCCTAGATACGCTAACAAACAGGTATGGCATTATCCAGGAGGGAATTGCCAACTGTTAGAGGAAGAACTTATTTTCTCCAATCCACCGCATGATGATATCAAGGATGCTCTTACATCTGCGATAGACTTTGCTTTACCTCCTTCAAGTAATTTTAGTGGGACAATGAATAGAGTGCCTGAGTTTCAATATCACGCTCGTTGGGGCGGTGTTATATGACCGGTAAGGTTGCAAGTCTAGAGAATGTAATTTCTCCCGATATGAAAGCTACTCGTATTACTGAGAAGTATGTCGAGTGGGAAACTTTACGTCAACCATGGAAAGTGGAAAAAGAAGAGATACGTAGGTATATCTATGCTACAGATACTACGTATACTACTAATGCTAAGCTTCCTTGGAAGAATAAGACTGTAATTCCAAAGATATGTCAGATTAGAGATAATCTCTATTCTAATTATACAGCAACTTCCTTCCCTAAGCGTAAATGGCTTAACTGGGAGGCTAATAATAGCGACTCTAATAGTATTGCTAAGAAAGACTCTATTATCAATTACATGGCATGGTGTATAGATCAGCCTGCTTTTAAGCATGAAATAGATAAAGTTATTTTAGATTACATTGACTATGGCAATTGCTTTGCTACTGTCGAATGGGTAGACCAACGCGTAGAGCTTCAAGATAAGACACAAGCTGGTTTCGTGGGTCCGATGGTTCGTCGTATCAATCCTTTGAATATAGTCTTTAATCCTACTGCAGAGAACTTCATAGAGTCTCCTAAGATCATTCGATCTATTATATCTATGGGTGAGCTTAAAGAACTCTTAGATCGTATGTCTAACGATGAGAATAGACAAGAGTATATAGAACTCTTCGACTATCTTCAGAAGATTAGATTTCATGCCAGAACCTTCCAAGGGGAGAATTGGGATGTCTTTGATAGATTATATGCCATGGATGGCTTCACATCCTTCAGAGCATACCTACTCCAGGACTTTGTCGAAGTACTTACTTTTTATGGCGACTGGTACGATTATTACAATAACATCTTTGAAAAGAACAGAGTTATAACAGTCGTAGATAGGCATAAGCTTATCGGTGATCGTCCTAATGCGTCTTACTTCGGTTATCCACCGATCTTCCATGTTCCTTGGAGAAAGAAACAAGATAATCTCTGGGGTATGGGTCCTCTCGATAATCTAATCGGTATGCAATATCGTATAGATCATGTCGAGAATATGAAGGCAGATATCTTCGATCTAGTCACATATCCCGTACAGAAGATCAAAGGGTTTGTTGAAGATTACGTCTGGCAACCCGGTGAGAAGATATTCATCGGTGACGAAGGTGACGTCAATCTCGTAACACCTGAAACTAATGTTCTTCAAGCTAACATTGAGATCAAGAATTATTCTGATACAATGGAAGAGATGGCAGGTGCGCCTAAGGAAGCTATGGGTTTCCGTAGTCCTGGTGAAAAGACTGCCTTTGAAGTTCAACGTCTAGAGAACGCTGCATCTAGAGTCTTCCAGAATAAGATCAATCAGTTTGAAGAGCAGATGATTGAGCGTGTCTTAAATGCTATGTTAGAATTAGCTAAACGTAATATGGTTGGTGCTACTTCTATTAAAGTGTTTAACGATGATCTTAACTTCGCTACCTTCCAAACATTGACTGTAGAAGATATTACCGGCGTAGGCCGTATTAAACCTATAGCTGCACGTAACTTTGCTGAGAAAGCTCAGTTAATGCAGAACTTAACTAACCTTACTAGTTCCGGTGTGTGGCAGACAATACAACCACACTTCTCTGGAATTAAACTTGCTAAAACTGTCGAAGAGATTTTGGACATTAAGGAATATGAAATGGTTATTCCATTCGTAGCTCTATCTGAACAAGCTGAAGGACAGATGCAAGCGCAAGCCTTACAAGAACAAATGCATAAGCAGATTGGTACTGCCACTGGCATGGATAATGATTATCACATGGACCAACAGCCCCAAGCTCCTTCTAATGGATTTGATCTTAAACGACAACCTCCGGCTAATGCTGAACCAGGAGGCTTGTTAGCTACACAATGATCACAGCATGGACTAAGCATCTCAAAGACCCTCAAGAGATAGCTAAGTTTGAACGACAATTAGAGAATGCTTATAGTGTTCTTGAACGTCAGACTGAAATACTAAAAGAAAGCTTGGATCAATTAGAGAACGTAGAGACTAATCTCTCTGAGTATGATTCTCCATCTTGGTCTTATAAACAAGCTCATAGGAACGGACAGCGTTCCGCCCTCAAGAATATATTGAGGTTAATAAACCTTGACAATAAGGAGCACACATGACCGATAGTATCCTAGACCAAATGGATAACACTAATAGAGATTACTTCAGTGAGTTAGTTGGTGAAGGTAAGAAATACCGAGATCAACAGGAACTTGCTAAAGCATATTTCAACGCTGATACCCACATTAAGACTCTGGAACAGAAATCCGACGAACTTCGTACAGATTATCTTAAGGAACGTGAGGCTAATCAGACACGGGCTCGACTAGAAGACCTTCTCAAGAAATTTGAAGGCAAAGACCTTACAAGTAGCAATCAACCCCTAGCGAACGAAGAGAGTAAGCCCACCATAGATTTAACTGCAATTGACACCCGTTTTGATGCGCGTCTTCGTGAATACGAGAATGCAAAGAAAGAACAGGAAAATCTCAATATAGTTAAGTCTAAGCTGCAAGAACGGTACGGAGACAATTTCGCACCTGCAGTAAAGCAACAGATTGATACATTAGGATTGACGAAAGAGGCCTTCGACACTTTAGCGAAGCAATCTCCTGTCGCTTTGCTTAAGACTCTTGGAATAGATGATACACGTCGTGAGACGTTCCAAGCTCCTCCTCGAAGTTCAAACTTTGTCCCCAAAGGTGAACCTAAGAAGACTTGGTCATACTACCAACAGCTTAAGAAAGATAATCCTCGTTTGTATCATTCACAACAAATAACAAACGAGATGACCCGACAATTAGAACTATTAGGCGACGAGTTTAAAGACGGCGACTATAGTAAGTTCGGGGATTAATCTCTAACCGTAAGGATTAAACTTTATGGCTGGTTTTCTTACAACCAACACAAGTTATCTTACAAGGACTAATATTTGGTCGCGTACGATCAAAGAACTGCTCCTTGATGATCTTGTGGCTATGAAGTGGGTCCGTATTCTCTCAGACTTCCCAGATGGTCAAACCATCAACATCCCCTCGATTGGTGAGGCAACTCAAGCTGACTTCGTTGAAGGTCAGGCTATCAAGTACATCGGAATGGATACAGGTAACTTTACCTTCTCCTTCGACCAGTACAAGTATAGTGCCAATGCAATCTCGGAGAAGTTCAAGCGGGATAGTTTCTATTCGCAAGATGTGATCGCTGCTTTCGTTCCACGACAGCATCGAGTGCTCATGGAAGGCGTTGAAACTAATATTCTGTCTAAGATCAATTCCGGACAAACTGCTTCTAATACTAATACTATCAACACTGCTTGGCATCGATGGGTTGGTCAAGGCACACAGAATAGTGCTGCCTCACTGACTCTGGCCGATCTCGCAGCGGCTCGTTATTCTTTGAAGAAGGCTAACGTTCCTATTCGTGATTTGGTCGCAATCGTTGACCCCAGTGTTATTTACTCTATCCAGACACAAACTAACCTTGTTAACCTGATTACTCCCGACCCCAAGTGGCAACGCATTACTGCGGACGGTGGTGAGACTGGCTTCAAGTTTGAGATGAATGTCTATGGGTTTGACTTCTATTCCTCGAATTACCTCCCGGCAATTAGCTCGGAGACGATTAGTGGCACTACTGTTTCAACCGGTACTTGCAACTATTTCTTCTCTGCAGCCCCTGGTGATACGCTTCCAGTCGTTGGTGCGTTCCGTCAGATGCCTACGGTTTATTCAGAATTCAACAAGGATCTCCAACAGGAAGAGTATCTTACCGTTACGGAATATGGCTTCGAGCTATACCGTCCTGAAAACATGATCAATATCCTCACCGCTACCGGTGTGGTGTCGTTCTAATAGAGGAGAATGATTATGAGTTCTGGTAATTGGAAAAATAATGACTCCCTGTACCTTCAGTTCGGGACGTCAAAGGCAACATCGGAACAAGGTGGTGAATTTCTTAGCTACGGTTCTAACCGTGTTATGGAAGTTCTCATCGACCTTTCGCTGTTGAATACTTCAACTGCAACGATTGTTTCGTACAATACGTTCTTCCCGTCTCTGGCTAATGTCATGATCGAGAAGGTGGAACTGCTTGCCGAAGTCATTATGTCTTCGACTGGTTCGCCCACACTCTCTGTCGGTGTCATTGGTCAAGACCAATCAACTGTCCCTACTAACGGTGGTACAGCATTCGTCAGTTCTCTGGCTCAATCGAACCTGGGTACTGTCGGTGATCTTGTCACTCTGACTACGGGCAGCACTGGTGCAGGTAACTATGTTGGTACGTATGAAAGCACAGGCTGGACTACGCCTCAGTATATTACCGCAACATTGGGTACCCATACGGCTACGGGTAAAATCCGTGTTCGTATCTTCTACCATGGTGTTGGCACCATACCGAATTGATAAGGAGGATAATCAATGAGTTTGACACTTCCTTACGATTTGAGTGGAAACGACTTAATTGTCAATTCACTGTCTACTGGCTCTGCCACACCGGGTGGAGTCGGTACTCAGATCACTGCTACTGCTGCACAGCTGAATGCTGTTGCAAATGATGGCAGTCGATTTGTGGCTGCAGGTTCAACTAAGACGTTGAGTTCTGCAAATAATAAACAGGTGATTGCTCTTGATACAGCTACAGGCTCAGTGGTTACACTGCCCGCTGCATCTGGCTCAGGGCTTCAATTCACCTTCTATGTGAAGACTTTGGCTACTTCTAACAGTCATATTGTCTATACTGCATCTGCAAATGGTGTTGGTGGTAGCGATGTGTTTGAAGGAATTATCCCTGGTACTCGCGTAGACTCAGGTAACGCTGTGTTAGGCTTCGCCGCACAGTCTACCTCTAACACGATTACTCTTAACCGATCCACGACTGGTTCGGTGACCAAGGGTGAAACGTTCACTGTGCAGGATGTTGCTACAAACGTGTGGCTGGTTAAGGACGCTTTCTTGTCCTCGACTGGTGCAGCGTTTGCGACTCCGTTCTCGCATACGTAATGGTTCTGGGGGGCTTCGGCCCCCCTCTACCTAATATAGGATTTATAATGGCTGTAAATATTAGTCTTACAGATATTGCTTCTTTACAAAATGAAAGTACTGCCATAGCAGCTATCAATGCTAATAGTGCAGCTATTACAACTGCTTTCCAGGATGCCCTGGCTTTAGACGGTACTACACCTAATTCAATGCAAGCCGATTTAGATATGAATTCTAATCGGATTATAAATCTACCTACGCCTATCTCTAATACAGAGCCTATGCGTATTATAGATTTCAATACCTTGCAGGATGGTGGAGATATATCAGTATCTTCTTTACCTACGGGTGGTACAGCTAATCAAGTGCTGACTAAACAAAGTTCTACTAACTTTGATGTTGCTTGGGAAAATACTCCAGGTGTTAATCCAGGTACGGCTAATACTTTAGCTTATTATTCTACCACTACTGATGTAGATAGTAATACAGCTACTGAAATTACTAATGGCGCACTTTCTCTAGGAACTACAGGACATACAGGTTCTTTAACACTTAATGGAACTAGTAGTGGTGGAATAACTATTACAGTCCCTTCTGCAGCTGGTTCGGGTACCATTACATTACCATCAGGTAATACTAATTTCTCATCTTCTGGGGGTACGTCTCAAGTAGTCAAACAGACTTCTTCAGGCGGTGCTCTTACAGTAGGACAGTTAGCTGCTTCTGATCTCAGCAATGGAACTACAGGTTCTGGTGCGGTTGTTCTTGCAGACTCTCCGACTCTAACAGGTTCTAACTTCATATCCTTGAGTCAACTGGATCAAGAACCTAATGGTTATTCTTTTCTTGGAAATCTCTCCAGCGGTGCAGCTAATTATCAATCTTTTCAAATAGGTTCTCTTTCTAATAAAGTTTCTCCAACCCCTAATGATTTGCTTTTGGTAGCAGATGAAACTTCTGGTGGAGCTATTAAATATAGTACTATTGGTCAAGCTATTGCAGCTGTTTCGTCAGGTGTTACGACTATAAATTCACAAACAGGGGTTGTTAGTTTAGTTCCGACTGGTGGTGCCACAGTAACTAATACTGGTGGTAATATATATTTAGGGACAACGGGTAGTAATAATAAATTTAGAAATGGTGGTATGGATGTCTGGCAAAGAGGTACATCAATAACAGCTACTACTGCCGGTAAATATACTGCAGATGGTTGGATTGTCTTACCTACAGGAGCTTCTGTAGTTGCGTCTCAAAGTTCAGGCAGAGGTCCTACTTTGTATAGTCTTCTAGTTACTGGAGCTTCTTCAGTCACTGATGTTATTATTAAGCAACGTATAGAAAGCTTTGTATCTGCCCCTATGACGTCTCAAGTAGTTACTGTGCAAGCTCAAGTATACAACAATACGGGTGGATCAATAACTCCTAAGCTTACGGTTAAACATGCAGGATCAGCTGATAATTGGACAAGTTCAGTTACAGATGTTAGTGCAGTTAATTTACAGGCTTGTGCAAATACGGCTTGGACACAGGTTGCATATGTGTTTACAGATGCTGGTTCTGCTGCGAATGGTTTAGAAATTTCATTTGATTTTGGAAATAACTTTAGCTCTGGTTCACAAACATTAAAAATTACTGAGTTAGACATTAGAGTTACTCCCGGAGTATCTTCTGGAGCGACTACAAGTTATCCATCGCCTGCAGAATTAAGACCTATATTTTCAGAGTTGTTAAATTGTCAACGATATTTATATAACTGGACTCCATCGGGTGCTAGTAGTAATGCAGCTCAAGTAGGGGTAGGACAGTGTATTTCTAGTACTCAAGCTTATATTGTTGTAAGTATTCCACTGAACATGAGAGCTATTCCTACATTCACTGCATCAACTGCCAGCTATTTCTATGTGATTGGTGCTAGTGGTACTCCAATATCTTGTACTGCAGTAAGTGAAAGTTCCGGTGGTGTTACAGAAGGATTATTCAGTAATATTATATATTGCACGGTCTCATCTGGTCTTGCTGCAGGAAATGCAACATGGATGCAAAGCAATAATGCAAGTGCATCATTAACTTGGTCTGCTGAACTATGAACATAAGTAATAGAGGTTTACAAGCTATTGTACAACGCGAAGGAGTTATCCTACATGCGTACAAAGACTCTGTAGGTGTTTGGACTATCGGTACTGGTCACACTTCTGCTGCTGGACCTCCTAAAGTCACTTCTGGAATGGTTATTACCAAAGACCAGAATGATACTATCTTACGCCAAGATTTGGCTCCTATCGAAGAGCAAGCTGCACAATACATAAAGGTTCCTGTTACACAGAACCAATATGATGCAATTATTAGTGTAGTCTTTAACGTAGGTCCTAAGTTCTGGAAGAGCACTAGTATGAGGAAACTTAATGCTGGTGATTATCAAGGTGCTGCAGATGCTCTTTTAATGTGGAATAAACCACCGGAGATCATTGGTAGACGCCAATCAGAACGTACTCAATTCTTAACTCCTGATCCTAAGATTGTACCTACTGTATCTGCTGCAGGTGCAGGTATTGGAGCAGGTATCTTTGCACACTACTTTGATCTTATTAAAGCTCATCCTTATATTTCAATAGCAGCAGTTGCCGGTATTACTCTGGTTATATATGCTGCAGTTCATTTCCTTAGAAAGAAGAATTAATGGCAACAAAAGCTCAACTAGCACAATACTGTGTTGATCACGGCTATGTGCTCCCCATACAACATACAACTCATTGGAGTTTCTCACACATGAATTGGTTTACAATTGGACTTTGGGCCGCAGGTATTGCAACAGCATTTACCGTCGGTCGCGTTGGTCTTCCTACCGCTTGGTCAGATTTGACTGCACTTTGGACAAAGATTAGAGGATGGTTCTCAAGTGCCGCGCAAACGTCCACAGCCACTTCCACCCCCGTCGCCGTTTAAAGATTTCTTTAAACACTCTGAAACAATCTTCATAGCACGATGTACAGCGCTAATTGGTTTTACAACTGCGGTCTTGGGTGCATTGGATTGGTCACCCCTTTTATCGATGAATTTGGATACGGGGTTCAACCGAAAGCAAGTCATCTGGTTAGGTATGATTATGATCTTTCAAGGTATTGCGACCGAAGTAGCTAGACGACGTAATGCTCAGTTTAATTAGTGCTGCTCTAGGTTTCATAGGTAAGATCTTTGGTATTGTCTCTAATACAGAGATAGCCAAGGTTAACGCAGATGCTGCTGTAGATACTGCGTCTATCGTAGGTACTGCTGCAGTAGAACAACGATGGTGGTTCGTATCTGCAATGATACCTATGTTTGCTCTTCCTATGGCAATATATACAGCTAAGATTGTTTTAATAGATAAGATCATAGCTCCTATATATCACTGGAAGGGAGCTTGGGCCACTACTCAACCACTCACAGGTACTGTAGGTGTTGTATACACTACTGTAGTAATTGGATTATTCTTACACGCGATAAGTAGATAATATGAAATTAACACTTCTAGAAATGGTACAAAGCATACTTAGTAGTATGAACTCTGATGAGGTTAACTCTATATCAGATACTACGGAGTCAATGCAGGTTGCAGATATAGTCAAACAGACTTATCTGAATATGATGGGGAGATATGATCTTCCTGAATGGAATGAAATAGTCCAACTTAATACTACTGGTAATGATACAACACCTACATTAGCTTTTGCTCCCACTGGCATTAGTCGTCTAGAGTGGATTAAATACTTCAATAGTAATCCTTCAGATGGTCTACAATCAGATCAGTTCGGAGCTTATTCTCAACACGATGTTAACGTCGATCTTGAGAACAATGCTAATGGTTGGACTGTAACATCTACCTCTACTAATACCATTGGTACTGGCACAGTAACATTTACCATTGCTGCTAATCAAACAGCTATTCTTCAGAATAGTTCTGCCTATGCAGTCTCAGGTGCTAACGTTATGTCTGGCACTGTATCTAGTTATTCAGGCACTACTCTAGTGTTGAATATCACTAGTACCATTGGTTCAGGTACGTATTCTAATTGGGTTATATCTCAGAACAATAGTGCATCCTTCGGTCCTGGTTATCAGGATGTTAGGTTTGTTCCTTTTGAAGAGTTCATCAGGATGACCAGTACCTTTAATCCATCTGAGTCTGATGTAGGTTCATATACCTTTGGAGTTACAAATGATTCTTCCGGCACCACTAGTAACTTTACTATTTATTATAAAAATGACAAACAACCTGACTATTGGACTATCCTAAAGAACTATTACATTCTATTCGATAGTTATGACAATACTCAGGATACAACTATTCAATCTAGTAAGACAATGGCCATGGCTTGGATGCAACCTAGGTTTATTATGTCGGATACCTTTACTCCTGTTCTAGATGATCAACAGTTTCCTTTGTTCTTAGCAGACGCTAAGTCTTTAGCCTTCGAGGAATTAAAGCGACAGCCACATCGTAAGGCTGAACAAGAGGTTATGAAGCAAGTTCAATCTGTTCAGAAGTGGAAGGCTATTGCAGCTAAAGATACATTCTTCAATGAGTTACCTAACTATGGTAGACGTGGAGGCGGTTACTGGTAATGGCCAGCAGAGCATTTAATCTAGCTAAGAATGCAAGTACAGACCGTATCTTGGTTCTTACTAAACTAGACCCCGATAAGAATACTCTCTCAGGTACAGGTTTAATAGACAACCAACTCTTTACAGGTGGCAATGAGTTACATGCTATTATGGATACTAGGACTAGTCTTTGGTATCTTAAGTATAAGTCTGGCATATTACCTGAACCGCTTAGACAAAAGTTTACGGGATTTACTGGGTTGATGAAATTTGTAACTGAATACTTTAAACGTAGAAATATTAAGATAGAACGAGTTATCGACTAATGGCAATGACTCCTAATCTTCAGAACAACTTTATTGCTGGTCTGAAGACAGAAAGTACCGGACTAAATTTCCCTGAGAACGCATGTACTGAGACGTACAATTGCGTTTTCACTTTAATTGGGGATGTCTTACGCCGTGAAGGAATTAACTTTGAACTTAACAATGTTCTACAGAGTATACCCACTGCAGATAGTGCTATAAATACCTATCGCTGGCGTAATGCTGGTGGCGATGGTGAGAGTGAAATAGTTGTATTACAGGTCGGAGGTAATCTGTATTTCTTTCAATCTAGCAATTCTACAATAGCTTCTCCTCTATCTTCTACGTTAATTTCTACAGTACCTCTTTCTGTTTCTAATTATGTCGTAGCAGGCTCTCCCGCACTCTGGTATCAGACTGAGTGTCAGTTTGCTACTGGCAATGGATACTTATTTGTATATCACCCTAACTGTGATACTTTCTATTGTACATTTACGAATGGTGTAGTTTCTTCAAGTGCTATAACAGTTCAAATTAGAGATTTTGCGGGTATACCCGATGGTCTGGGTGTACAAGGAAATCCTCAGAATATTAATACTAGACCTGGAACTTTATCTGCCGAACATAACTATAATCTATTAAATCAAGGTTGGGCTGGTTCAAGTACACAGTGGACTGGTATTGTTACATCCATAATTCCAACTACAATAGCCAGTGACGGTCACTCTTACTTCTATACACCTGCAAATGGTTTCTGGTCTTTTACTTTCTCTAATTTAGCTAATTCAACTAATGTTGTAGTGGGACAATCTATATTACTTTCAGGTTCTATTCAGTTTTACTTTCCAGCAGGTAATCCTACTTTCTCTTCTAGTTGGTTACTGTCTGGTAAAGTATCTACGTATTCGGGCAGCGGTAATAATATGACTGTGGATATTACAGGAGTAGTTTCCGGTTCATCAGTTCCTGTAAATCCATCTTCTGCATTGACCAGTTCTTTTACTATTTATCCATCTAATGCAGGTGCAGGTCTTATTACTACATGGCATTCTGCTTTTAATAATTATCCTTCTAACGCAGACATTTGGTTTGCATATAAAAATACATCAGATGTATTTGACCCTACAGATACATTTCCTTATGTATCTCAATCAAGTTCTCCTGCAGCACAGGGACATTTTATTCTAAATGCTTTTAATCAAAATCAGTCTGGTATATCTGGACTTAGTGTATCTAATATATCAACATCTTTACGCGCCTCCACTGGCACATGGTTTCAAGGTCGTGCATGGTTTACTGGTGTAAATGCAGCACAAGCTACTACCGGAGATCAACCTTATTATACTTGGACAGAAAATATATACTTCTCTCAAATAGCTACTGATCCTTCTTTGTTTGGTCTATGTTATCAAACTAATGATCCTACTGATGAAACATTGTTTGAATTACTGCCTACTGATGGTGGTGTAATAACTATTCAAGGTAGTGGTAATATCTATAAGTTATTTCCATTTCAGAATGGTCTATTAGTATTTGCTGCTAATGGCATCTGGTTTATTACTGGAAGTCAAGGCATTGGATTTACTGCCAATGATTATACTATAACTAAGATACCTAATTCCCCTCAGTGTATATCTTCTACATCTTTCGTAGATGTTCAAGGTACACCTTACTTCTGGAATGAAGAAGGTATTTATGTAGTTAAGTCTTCTCAACAGCAAGGCCTGATGGTTGAGCCTATTACCTTAGGAACTATTCTTACCTTCTACAATGGTATTCCTCTGGCTAGTAAGAGATACGTTAGAGGAGACTATAATCCTATTACATACATAGTCCAATGGGTATATCGTAGTACAGTAGAGAGTAGTGTTACCACTAGGTACCAGTATGATACTTGTCTATTGTATAATACAGTAAATAAAGCCTTCTATCCATATTCTATTTCTAGTAATGATAATTGCTATATCAATGGTATTTTATACTTAAGTTATCCTAGCGGTGCAGTTGTTGCAGGGACACAACCTGATCCTACTTTTAAATATCTTACTACAGTAGGCACTAACTTTACCTTCTCAGAAGAGAACGATGATACTCATTACTTAGATTGGTACTCTTACGATAATACTGGTGTTAACTATACTTCTTATTTTACCACTGGTTATAGACTAGAAGGTAAGGCTCTACGTAGATTTAGTCCTACTTATATATTGATGTACTCTAGGGTTCCTACTTCTTATACTATTCAAGGTATATGGGATTATGCTAATACAGGCAACTCTGCAGGTACTTCAGGTAGATATTCTTCTGTTCAAGTAGTCAGTAATACTGAGTCTAATCTTAATATGATCTTTAAGAGACATAAGATTAGAGGACATGGTATGTCTCTACAGTTAAATGTTTCGTCTGTTCAAGGACAGCCTTTCGATATTATAGGTTGGTCTGAATGGATTGATAATGATGATGGATTTTAATAATGGACCCAGTTAGTATAATGATGGGTATAACTGCTCTAGCAGGTATTGCTACCAGTGTATTTGGTACTCATAAAGCTACTGAAACTGCTCAGCAGACAGCTGCCGCTCAAGCTAATATTGCTAGTTTAGAGACTCAAGAAAATCAGCAACGTCAGGTGCAGATGACTCTGAATAATCAGCGTCAGCAAATGGAAAACCTGCGTAATGTACAGCGTACACGTGCTGCAGGTTTAGCCAATGCTACTGGCGAAGGTGTCTGGGGTGGTTCAGGTGTTGCTGGTGGTCAAGGACAAGCTTCTACACAAGGTGCGTATCAATCTGAAAGTTTAAGTCAGAACTTTACTATTGGTACTAATCTCTTTAGTCTTGATAATTCTATCAATGCCTTCCGTGCTCAATTAGCAAGTCTCTCTGGTCAGATGGCTACTGCTCAAGGCTATATGTCTCTGGGTGGTTCTATTACTCAAGCAGCTGCCCCATTAGGTAGACTTGCAGGAAGCTTCGGAGGTATTGGAACTTCTCCTGGTGTTAATCCTGACTCTCAATTAGGACGTAGTGTTTACTCGGCTTCGATATTTTAATGGTTGATACAGTTTCTATTGATGCTAATGCCTCTGTTACTGATCCTGTTAGTATAGACACAGGTACCAGTCCCACAGGTATTTCTCCTAGCTTGGCTTCTAGCCGAGCATTTAAGACTGCCTATGGCTTAGGTGATGTCTTAGGACAAGGCTATGATGATCTGTATCAACAGTTCTTAAACGGTAATGAAGCTAGTGTACGTCAGCAAGCTGCTGCTACAATAGATCAGAAGTCTGGTGAGTCCCAGATGGAGCGTATTAAGAACTTAGGTAGATTGGATCAATTAAGTCCTGATGCTATTAATCAAGTCTTAGCTAGTAAGACACAGACCAATCCTGATCTTGTCTTAGAACAAGGCTATGCTCATCAGTATTTATCGTCTCTAGAGCAAGGTGCTCATGAGACTGGAGATAGTTGGTGGAATGATGCCACTGCTCAAAATCCTGAGCATGTTAAACAACAGTTATTAGTCGGTACAGAACTTATGACCAAGAGTCAGAAGGTTCTTAATGAATTACAAGACGCTGAAGAACAGGCTAATAGTCAAGGATACTTTGGTTGGGGAGTAGACCAAGCTAAAGATATTCTCTCTTTGGGTATGTATAAAGAATTTAAGATGCGTGCCCAAACAGGAGACTCTTGGTTGTCTGGATTAGGTCTGGGCACTAACATGGAAGATGTTACTCGTAATCTTCTTATGTTGCCTACCGATCAATTCAATCAGAAGTTCTCTGATATTATGACTAGACTTAAGCAAGACAATCCAGCATTAGCTGTAGAATTTGCTAAGGATGTTTATGGTCAATCTAGTTCCGATAGAATATTAGGAGACTTCTTCACAGGGTTTAACGTAGCTACACTTCCAGGTTTACCCTCGGTAGGTAAGGCTGTAGCGGGTATGATTAAATCTCAGACTGCTGAAGAGTCTGCTAGAGTAGTTGCACCATTGGCTGCAGGTAATGTCGAACGTGCTGCTGTAGAGAAAGCTATTCAATTAGTCGGTAAAGACATTGATGGTAAAGATCCTCTGTCTAAAGCCGTGTCTACATTAACAGCTAATCTCCGTATTGATAAACAAGACATCTTAGCTAACTCAGGTAATCTTAGCAGAGAAGCTTTAACACGTATCTTAGATCGTTATGATCAAATACAGACTGACTTCATTAGTAATTTGCTTACTACTGCTAGATCAGAACGTGTCCCTTTGTCTAAGGTTGCAGAAGAGAAGATAGAAGAACTTAGAGATAAGGTTGTTGATCTCTATCCATATTACAGTGACTCCATACTTGAAGTTACTGGTCCACATCCTATGGCTCTGGATAGCACTTGGGAATGGCAGTTACACTTAGGCAATTCTCGTGGTGGTATTTATACCAATGAACAGAATGCACGCATAGGTGCCCGCGGGAGAGGCATACATGACCCGGATATTCAACCACATGGCTTAGGATATAAGATTGTCTTACACCATCCTTTCGTAGAAACTGATGATGCTGTTAGACGTCTATTCAAAGAAGTCCCTGATGCTATTACTCCTGATAGTTGGCTCAATGCTACATTAGGTTGGATACGTACACCTGATGAGACCCTATCTATTGAAGATCGTATTAACCGTAAGGTTGCTACCTATGCTCCTAACAAATGGTTACAGACTGCTCGTAAGAGTGTTACTGAGATCAAGGATTTAACTGGATTTAGAAATAGGAATAGGTTCAAGGACTTCGAGAGATTTGTCCAATCAGGTCAAGAGAAGATTGACCCAGATACTAAACAGTTAGGTTATTTCTACAAGAGCCCTGGGGAGATGCGGGACTATTATCAGCAATGGTATCATCGTGATCCAGATGAAGTTGAGGTAGAAGCATACTTTGCATTTAAGCGTATTGTTGAAATGGATCGTATGTTACGTGAAGTAGCTGTCCATCGTAATCAATCTAGAGTTGGTGCTAAGATGCACAGCCTCTTTGGTTTCAAAGATGGCAAGCGTATTAGTTCTCCTTTCTTTGCCGCTGTTCTTAAGTCTGAGTTTCCAATTGGTGACGATAGCATGTTAGTGATGCGTCCTGAGCTTGGAGACCATTTATTGCTTAAGTCTAATACTTTGGATAGTACCCTTAGAGCTAAGCTTAAGAAAGAATGGGAGCAAGGTAAACAAAAGATACTTGAAGTCTATGACCCTGAACGTCGTGATCTTAAAGACTTCATAGGCAGTGACTCTAAGATTAGATATATCATTGCTCAGAATGTAGAGACTAAAGACTTAAGTTGGGATCAGATACCTCGTAGAGGTGGTGGCCACTTTGAGCGTGAGTATGATAATTACATAGCTCAAGCTAATATGCGTCATGATGATGTTACTGGATATGATCACTATGAAGGTGACACTCATGCTGCTGCAGTAGAGATACGTGGTGTCGGTAAGAAGTTTGCTAAAGCTCTTAACGATGTTCGTGAACTTATTAAAGCTGGTAGACTTCCAGAGGCTAGGGAATTAAGCAATAAGACTTTACCCTGGACTTGGGAAGAACACCTGGGTATGTATCAGTCTCAGAAAGGTCAACCTGCTAGGTTTAATGTTAATGAACCATTCCATGTAGTACCTCGTGGTAAGACTGTAATGGATTTAGACAATGGTCTTAAAGAACGTTATCCAGATACATTTAGAGACGGCACTCGTACAGGTTCTCTAGCTAGAGTTAATCAAGTTCAGTATACACAGGAACGTGATGCCTATGATGTAATGCATGTAGAAGACAGAGGATCTAAAGATAATCCTGTGTTCCATATGCAAGCAGCTAAGCTCATTGATCCTATTCCAATGATGAACAGAGGTCTTAATCGTATTATCCATAGTCTATACATGGATGACGTTAAAATGTCTGCTATTGAACATTGGGCTATGGATGCTAGACCATTCCTTAAAGCAGACCCTAGTCGAGTATCCTATTCTCCATATAGGTATTTCATGGAAGCTGATGGCATAGGAGCATTTAAGTTTAATGCTGCTAATGCTAAACAGATTAGTCAGTTACTAGCTAATAGGCAGAAGATTAAACAATTCCTTAGTATGCCTAGTAGCATAGATACTCTAATGCACTCTGCATCTCAATCTATAGTAGATAGTATCTATGGTAAACTAGGTCCTAAAGCTATTAACTTAGCACCTTCTTGGTTGTTACCTAACCTTAAGGATCCTACTAGGTTTTTAAGATCTTATGTCTACCATATGAAGGTAGGTCTATTTTCTATACCACAGTTCTTAGTCCATGCTACTACTTATGCTACAGTCTTAGGTGTTGCTGGACCACGTATGGCTGTTCCAGGCACACTAGCTGCGTTCTTACATGGAATGGCTTATATAAATCCTCGTATGGTTAATAGCCTGGATAAGATTGCTTCTAAGATGGGCTTCGGTAAAGCCGGAGACTTCATGGAAGCTCAGCGTCTATTAGATAGTACAGGGTTCATTGGTGTCGAAGGTGAACAAGCTATCTTAGATAGTATCTATAAGAATCAGATTATTAAGACTAAGACTAGTCAGTTCTTAGACTTAGGTACTATGTTCTTCAAGTCTGGTCTTAAGTCAGTTAGGACTGCTGCTTGGTATACGGCTTATAGAGAGTTCAAAGATGAATTCCCTGAGAAGGTTATAGGCAATGCTGAACGTAATGCTATCCTAGATCGTGCAGATCTATTAGCGCACAACATGTCTAGAGCTTCCTCGTCTATGTTAAGCAAGGGTGTTCTATCTTTGCCTTTCCAATTCTATACTTATCAGCTTCGTCTTATGGAGCTTATGACAGGTTCGCGCCTTAGTTTGCTTGAAAAGACAAGGCTCTTCAGTACTAATCTTGCATTATTCGGTTTACCCGTAGCAGGTTCGCTATACGGTTGGCCCTTGGATGATAAGATTAGACGGGATGCTCAGAACAATGGATATGTGATTGGTAAGAATTGGTTAGATACTTTCGTAATGGAAGGTGGTCTATCTGTTCTTACTCATCTAGTTACAGGTCACTATTATAACATTGGTGAACGTTATGGCACCAAAGGTTTTGAACCTCTGCAAGAAGCTATGCGTTCTGATGAAAGCTTCTGGAGTATCTATGGGGGTGCAACTGGAAGTACTCTGTTTAATCAATTAGAAGAGACCGATGGTTTCTGGCGAGCAATGGGTTCTGCCTATAAGACTGCAATGGGCATTAAACAAGACAATGAACTATTCCCATTTAGACCTGAAGATTTCTTAGGACCTCTTAAAGAAGTATCTTCTGTCAATGCTTGGAATAGATATTGGCAGGCTTTAAATACTGGACATTGGTTGTCTAAGAATGGAACTTACTTAGATGACGTTACTGGGAGAGACGCTCTATTCATGACTGTCTCAGGTTTAGTGCATCAAGAACAATCTGATGCCTTTACCAAGGGTGAAACTGTTAGATATGAGAAACAGTCTGAAGAAAATACTGTACGTAAGTTTGTACAACAGATGGGTGCAGGCTACCAGTCTCTATTGGATAACGATCCTGATACTGCTGCTATTTACTTTACTAGGGCTAATACCATTCTAGTTCAAGATGGATATCCTGTTACACGTATACACGATGCTTATGCTACCGCAGCTAAGACACATGACTCTCTAGTTAATCGTATTAACTGGAACTACTATCTCAGAGATGTCCCCGAGTTCAGGAAGTCTGTGGCTCAAGATGCTTTCGAGAACTTACAACAAATGCAAGAAGAAAGAAATAAGTAATGCCTACTTTTAACCCTGATGTTCCTGAGCAATACCCTCAGCAGTATATAGGATACTCTAGACCTGTTCAACCTTATGAAGGTAATCAGGCAGGTAAGTATTTGTTAGGTGGTATAGGGCATATCTTAGACGAGAGTGTAGAAGCTGCTGATACCCTGGTTAAACAGAATATCTCTAATAAGATACATCAGGAAGCTGATCCTCTTACAGATCAATTTACCAATGATCTAGCTACAGTTCGTCAGCAACAGATGGAAGGACAACAGGCTCCTGCACAGTTGCCCCAAACAGGCATGTGGGGTCAACAGAGCTACGGTGTTATTCCTGATGGTCTTAAATCAAGTATTGATGATGCACGTACTCTACAAGAAGGTAGGAACCAACGTAAGTTAACCGAGGTTGATTACCTAGGTAAACTAACTGCTTTACAGAAGAGTATTAATACTCAATGGCCTGGATATAGAGATTATACAGCACAACAGATGAGAGAAATTACAGGACATCCTGTAGCTCAAGAATATATCCAAGCTGCTTTAGCAGATATTAATCGGAATATGACTGCACGTAATGCTCAGCAAGATAAGACTCTTACTGATTTACATGAACTTAATCGTCAAGGTGTTTATGGCGCTGACGACATGATTAATAGGGTTATCACAGGGAATGCTTCTTTGCCTGAAGCTAATACTTGGATTAATCACCAGACTATGTGGAAGAACAAGTTTGCCTATGACAAAGCTAAAGCAGAAGACGATAGTATAGATCGTGGAGAACAGAAGCGTCTAGCCATACAAGCTATTGATAGTAGAGCTTCGTTTGTTATTGCAGACTCTATGAGTCGTATGTTAGTTAGATCTGGCATTAATACCAATGATGATTGGCAGACGTATCTAGCTAAAGCTGCCAGTGGTGAGATAGAACCGCCTACTGGAACTAATGCTGAGAAGCTAGTTCAATTAGGAACTGCTGCACGTAAATTGCTGTATAACCAATTGTGGAGTGAGTTTAATACTCCTGGTAAAGATGGTAAACCTTCTCTGTTAGATAGAACAGGAGGTGATGTTGATGAGATTAAGAAGCATATTGATGCTCAATTAGAACCATTTGACTCTTTCGTAGATGCAATGAACAATGAGAAGCACGGCTGGGCTGGTTATGCTGCCCGTCTCAATAAGGCTATGGTCGATGGTGGCATCAATGGTTTATTTACCGCAAAGGACATAGGTGCTAAGAACGTTGCTATCGCTGCTGTATCTAAGGCTTTTGGACCACAGTTAGCCAATCAATTTGCTTTTCAGAATATGCGTGAGTTTATGTCCGATGATGCTATGGCTGTAAAGAATTTTAATACTCTTCAGATGTTCTCTCAACCAGATCCTCGTAAGCCTTATACCTTACAGGACTCTATTGATGATACTAAACGGAGAATGCCGGATGCTCCTCCTGCTGTGTATCAAGACTATGTTAATAAAGTAAGTTGGATAGTTAATC